TAATCGAAAGACAGTGCTGTCACTTCATAGCCATTGGCGAGTAGATGAAGCAACAATGTGGAGCTGTCCATACCTCCACTTAGTGACAATACTGCTTGTTTTTTCATAATATATTATTTAATAATTTAAAATACGTTGTGTTATAATCAATCATTTCAGCAATGTGTCTATCAAAAGGAGTATTTATAACCTCATCAATTTTTGTTTTAGGTTTAGAATTTAACCCATGATTAGGATGATATACTACTTTATCAAATGCCGCCATTACTGGGTTTGATGTGTCAATGCTTTCAATTTGTTTTATATCCTTATAATATAAAAATTCTTGAGGGAGAGAACAACCTAAGAGATGAATTCTATCAGTGTTTCCTATAAGCCCCATATCAATCATTTTACTGATTACTAATTGACGTCCTAATGCCTTGCCAATATCTTTGTTAGGATGTGGGAATATATCGTTGTAATAATTAGCTCCATATGAAAATGCAATCTTCGTGTAACCCAACCATTTATACGTTTGATAACACTTTATTACCTCATGTAACGACTTACCTTGCACAACTGCTACTTTAGTTACACCCTCAGGTAATTCAATAAAGCTCCATTCCTTAGCTTGGCGCATTGAAGTAATAGCATCTTCCCAAGCATCTGGTACAATGAATTCATCAGGTTTTACTTCTTCAATAATAGAAATCATTCTACCTTTTGAGTAGGGCACACCCAACTCATGTAGAGAATTATCCATTATAATATAACGACGAGATGATTTTCCTTTTCTTTGAAAAAATTCTTTATATTCTGGATATTGATCATATAAATGAGGAAGAAGATAGTCGTAATGATTAAATGCTAGACTATGTTCTAGATAAGCAATTGGTATTTCGTGTGATATTTTCATTAATAAGGTGAGTCTGAGTTGTCAGGTTTAATTTTAGGTGGTCGTCCTCTACGAGGTGCGGTAGTAGGACGGAAATATGTTCCATATCTTGTCTCACAGTAATTATAAAATTCTTCTAGCGTACCTCCAACCTCAATTACATCTCTTTCATAATCATCTCGAGTCATGCGAAATGTTTGAAGAAAATCTTTTTGTAATTGTTCAAGATTTTCACGTTCATATTTTTCGTGGTCATCAATTAAACGGCGACGGCGGTTCCGATCAATTGTAGTTTCTTCTGCCCACTCTCTTCGGTCAAAAAATTTTTTTGTTTTTTGGTCAATTTCCCAATCACAATAATAAATTTGCCAACGATATGGACTATCATCGTAATCACCATTTTTGATTTTATCTGCTAATGGTGAATATTTGTGAAGTGGTTTCCCCTTACGAGTCCATCTACGCCACCAAAAAAATTGATTGTAATTGAGCTTTTGAAGTTTTGACAACTTTTTTTCAATAAGTTCAATTGGAGGGGTACTAATCATACCCTAAAGATACAAAAGAGATTTTAAAATCCCAAATTATCGAGCACCTCCTTCGTAAGGAACTGCTAAACCTTCATTTATAAGAAGTTCGTTTAAATTAATAATATCGTGTATGCTACGTTCTATTTTTATTTCACCTAAACATCTACCATATTTTCCTACTCCTTTAGAATATAAAATAAAATTTCCGTCAGTTGAAGCTAGTAACTCTTCTACTCTAGCTTTTGCTTTTAATCCTCTTTCCTTTTCCTCTAAATCTTTAGTTCTGGATTCATAAGCATCTATCCCATTTAGCCTAATTCTAATATGTTTCCAGGTTGAGAAACCTAAGTCTACCATAGCATCTATGGTGTCACCGTCAACTACTCTATCGAGTTTAGCGTTATAACAATATAAAAACATTTTTATTTATTTTTTATATTCTTCACTTGGGTAAAAAAACTTGTAGTGAAATAAAGTAGCCCAAGTAAAAATAAATGCTAATCCTATATTTAACACTACTTCAGTCCAAGGGGGAGTTGATAAAGTTAAAACGTTAAATAAAGAACCAGCTATAAATGCACTAAGTCCTGTTTTTAGTATCCAGTGATGTAACGCTTTCCATTTGTGTACAGCACTAGATTCACGAGTAAATATAGCCAAAAAGAACGCAGTACCTGCTCCACAAAGTACTATATTACATAATAAATTAATTATTGTTAGTATCATTTTCTTTTTTATTAAACCATTTACTATAAAAATGTTCTACTACTTTTAAACCTCCAAATCCAATTACAAAAGCCATTCCAAAATGAAGAGATTCATTATCAGAACCAATAGTATCAATTACTATGGGGGTTAAATAATTAGCTGACATTGTACCCCCAATAATAGAGATAATTTGTTCTTTAAGGTTTAAATCTTTTTGTTGGCCCACAAGTAATAGGCTTCCAAAAAACCCAGACACTGCTAATCCAACATTAATTCCTATTCCTAGTAAAAATTCTTTCATTGATTAATTTGATTCGTAAACTTTAGTAAGTTTTTTACATGTATAAATTAAAGAATCTAAATAATCTACTTGATTATAAGATTCATCTAACTCTGTTTGAAGTAAATTATTTTCTTCTAATAATACGTTATATGCTACTATATATCTTTGAATAATTTCTTCTGTACTTGAAAGTTTATTCTCTGTAAGTCCTAGCTGGAAAGTTAAAACTTCTAGTTTTTCTGTTTTGTTTTTGATAATACTATCCTTAATGGATAATTTTTTTTCTAATTCAGCAATTAATTCTTCTTCTTGATTAACAAGTTGTTTTAAAGAAAACATTTTCCTTTCAGTGTTAGCTTTATTAACTTCTCTTTCACTCATAATATCATCAGCCATTTCTAAAGTAGAATCAATAGATTCTAAAAAAGAGCTATCTCTGGCTACTACTATAGGGTTTTCTAAGGATTTGGTAGATTCAACAGACCCATCATTTGCTACAGTAGCACAACCACTTAAGAGTGCGATAAGTATTAATTGCTCTTTTCTAAACATTTTAATAACTTTTCATTCATTTCTTCTAGTTTAGCTTCATATCTAACAACTGTCTGTTCTAGAGATGAAACTCTTTCTTGTAATTGCATTTCTATTCTTGCACAAGATTCTTTTTCAGCTGCTAACTGTTGAGCATGAAGCTCTTTTTGGTCAATATAAAGATAACCTATAGCTAATAAAGCAATAAATGCAATTGCTGAGGTTGGATTAGATTTAAAATCCTCAAATGTAGGTATTTTCATTTTTTAATGAATTTTTCCAAGCCAGCAATTCCAAAGCTGCCTAAAGTTACAATTATAAATGAATTATAGATGAATTCGTTGATTACTAAATCTTTACCGAACCATCCTGTTGCTATATCTGCTATAGCAAATAATGCCATCATGGCAAATGAACCAAAACCTACGATAGACTTTTCATTGTAAGTATTATCGTCTTTAAAAATTTCTTTCCAGCTCATTTTACGTAAGTTTTAATTTTTAGTAACAAAGAACCCCAACCAGCTTTGAATAACTGATTGGGGTTCGTACGTCGATAAATATGTAGGGGTTATAACTCAGTTGGAGTAAATCCAAGCTTGTTTAAAACTTTTAACAAAGGCTCAGTCTTAAAGAAGGCACAAACTACAAAATAGGTTGGCAACGCCCAGTTAAAAAAGTTAAAATTAAAAGTTAAACCTAAAACTAACAAAAGAGCAAATAACAAATATAAAGCTCTTAAACCAGTCCAAGATTTCCAAGTTTTGAAGTTTAACCACTTCAAAGTTAAAATTCCTTTTAAAGTAGCCCAGCCACTTTTAAAGAATTCATTGATTAAATTAATTAAATTATTCATAATGATACATATTATATATTTTATTATCCATCGCAAGAAACACACTCCGAAGTTCTACTGCCTAAATCGCCCTTTATCACGCTGTCTGTGCGGAGATAATAGAGTGTTTTAACTCCTAATTTCCAAGCTTCCATATGACATTGATTAATCCATTTAGGAGAATCAGTTGGGTCAAATGAAAGATTTAAGGATTGTGTTTGATCTATATATTTTTGTCTAATAGCTGCTTGTCTAACTAACTCAAGTTGGTTTACTTCACTAAATGTAAGGAATACTTCTTTTTCATCTTCAGTAAGAACATCATGTGGTAAATTTTGTACAGAACCATTATCAGCTAAAATAGCATCCCACACTTTTTCGGTGTTATGTCCCTTACTTTCTAGTAAGTCCTCTAGTTCTTTATTTTTTACAATAAATGTTCCTTTAGCACCATTAAAAGTATAGATGTTTGCTGGGATTGGTTCAATACCAGCTGAACAATTATTTAAACGAGAATTAGAAACTGTAGGAGCAATAGCAATTAAGTGAGTGTTTCTCATACCCGTACCTCTACACCATACAGGTTCACCATATTCTTTAGCTAATTCTCTAGAAGTAGCTTCTGCTTTTTGTCTAATATCACTAAAAATAGTATGTGTCCAAGCCGTTGAAGCAATAGAATTAAATGGTAAATTCTTCTGTTGTAAGAATGAGTGCCAACCCATTACACCCAAACCTAATGCTCTACCCTTTTGGGCATGTCTATGAGTTCGAATAAGTGAATCTTTACCATTTGATTTATCTATAAACTCTTGCATGACGCCGTCGAGGAACCTGATTGAGGTTTCAACGACATCTGTGTCTTTCCATTCATCATATCTCGCAAGATTGAGGGAGCTAAGACAGCAGATAAAGGAATGTTCTTCATCGGTATGTAATGTTATTTCTGTACATATGTTAGTCATACTAACATCTAAATTATTCATGGCATATGCTAAAGGATTATTTTTATTAACATTATCCTTAAACATAATATATGGTTCACCTGTTTCTACACGTGTTTTAAGTATTTCAAGCCATAATTTCATAGCATCTCCATCCCTATCTTGTAAACGACGCATAAAAGCATCATCTACAACTACACACTGATGTAAATTAAGGCATTGGCGGTTTGGGTCACCTTTTGGTCTTCGAATTTGCATAAATTCATCAATGTCAAGATGATTAATATCTAAATTTACAGACGCAGCACCCCTGCGAACTGAACCTTGGTTAGTTGCTATAATTGATGAGTCATAAATTTTACACCAAGGTACTACACCTTCACTTTTACCGTTACCAGTAATTGATGTACCTCTAGGACGGATTCTACTTACTGAAATTCCTACACCACCACCAAGTGCTGTAAGTTTCATAAGTTCAGCGTTTGTTAATCCAATTCCCCTAATGCTGTCAGGTGTATCAATACCAAAGCAAGAGATAGGCAAACCGCGATCGGTCCCTGTGTTAGAAAGGACTGGACTAGCAAGGCCAATCCAACCATTCCAAATATATTTGAAGAACTTATTTTCAAGATCCGGTCTATTAATTCTTGTCGCAATTGAATGGGCGACTCGTCTGTATGCTTTTTTAGGGGTTTCATCTGGTAATAGGTATCCTTTAGAAATTGTTGCTACTCCTACTTCATCCATCCATTCAGGGTAATCTTTACCTTTTACCCAATTTGTTGTGTCTGCTACTAAATTTCCGTCCATAATTAAAATATTGATTCATCCCAAGTTAAGTGACCCTTGGAATAGTTAGTTACTCGGTTTGCAAAAAAATCTGTATGTTGTTTACCTGCTGATAAAGAATCAAACCATTTCATTCTTTTAAGAGCATTAGGATCAATTCCATTAATTACACCTTCATAACCTAAATCTCCCATTTTAGTATTAACTCTATGTTTAATAAATGAAATTAAATCTTCTTTTGAACAACCTTCAAGGTCTCCAAGTTCATAAACTTTTTCAATAAAATCAAGTTCAAGTTGAAGAGAAAGTAAAGCTGCTTCGGTTATTGCTGTCTTGAGCTCCGGAGTCTTGAGCTCAGGGTTTTCCTCGATAAGTGTTCTAAATAACCAGCATCCCGCATCGGAGTGCATGCTTTCATCTCTAATACTCCATTCAACAATTTGACCAATTCCCTTAAGTTTATTTCGCATCTTGAAAGATAAAAGTACTGCGAACGATGAGAATAAGTTAACTCCTTCCGTAAATGCAGAGAATATAGCCAATGATTTAGCGATATTATGCCAATCTTTTTCTTCATTAAAACTATCTCTAACTGACATAAGGTTTTCAATCTTAGCCATTGTAGTTTCGTCTTCGAGAAATTCTGAAAAGTCGTCAAGTCCAAGTTCTTCATTTAATAACGAGTATGCCTCCGCATGTATTGTTTCAAAGGCGCCAAACGTGGTCGCCATCATAATTATTTCGGGTTTTCGGAACCATTTTGTTACTAAACCACTCCAGTAATCATTTACAATAGTTTCAGTTTGGGCAAAACCTTTTAAAATAGAACCAACAATATTCTTTTCAGTTTCAGTTAAGTTTTGTTTCCAATCATTAATATCGGACATCATAGGCACTTCAGTGTGTAGCCAGTGTGCTTGTTGTTGTTTAAGCCAATAATCATAAGCTTGTGGGTATTCAAAAGGTTTATAGACGACTCTTTCCTGCAATAGTTTACTTGCCATTGTTGTTTTTTTGTGTTTTAAGTGTTTAACTGAAAAAATTGTTGTGCTAACAAGTCTCGATCTAAAGTAGTTAAATTTGTACCTTCAAGACGTTGTACTGGGCGAGGATTTTTATCATCATCATCAAAATGATGATCCGTAACTTCAAAATGGCCCGTAGATGTATTGGCTACTACTGAGAATGTCATTCCATCCATTCCGTATCTGTTTTTCATAATGTGGAATCTACCTGTGCCATTTACTTTATCCTCTTTTTTACGTGAAAGAGATATAGCAATGTCAGTAACCATCATTTTATCATAGCTACCAGCTGCTTTATCCCCTTCAATTACGTTATCTTTTGCCCCAGCTCTATTTACTTGAGAAACTGACCAAATGGGCAGTTGTAACTCTTTAGCAAGACCTTTAGTGCTTAAATAAATATCATCTATTTCTCCTTTCCTATCACTAACTCGTTTCTTTGATGAAAGAAGATCTACATAATCTATAATAATTAAATCAGGTGCAAAATCTAAATCCTGACATTTTTGGATATGTGATCGAAGAGTATTAACAGTAGCCATCCCTGGTGAGAATTCTTTAATAATTAGTTGACCTGGGAGTTGTTTTACTATTTCATCAATTCTTTCTCTGTTTTTAAATAGTGTATCTACTGGCTTACCTGTGAAGTAGGCATCATAGCGTCGCCCTACATAATCTTCGCCAAGTTCTAAAGTATAGTGCAGTACACTATAACCCATCTTTACGGCGTATCCACCAAGAGCAACCAGAGTCCACGACTTACCTCCTCCAGGATTACCAAATATAAGACCAAAATCTCCGTTGCCCAGACCCCCTTGCATAAGTTCATTAAATTTGTCCCAAGGGGTAGGGACAATTTTTCTAGCATCTTCCCTATAACGGGCTTCGGTATCTTTAAGATATTCATGTCCAATGTTTTTAT